GCTTTGGCAAACAGCTCAATGTCTGTTTCTACCGGGCGCGGTGCTGGTAATTTTACTTGTGGCATTTAACACCTCCAATTCGTTTAAATTGCCTTAGTTGCTTGGTCTAGCAAAGTTGCCCTCTCTCACAATTAAGGGTATCTGCTTGGACCAACTATTATCATAGGCACTAATGCCGCTGCCACCAATTACTATGCCTTGTGGCTTAAGGTCAGGACCATCATACTTTTTAAGCTCATCAAGCCGGGGCAGCCATTCAGGTACTAGCTCTAGCAGCTTTATGCAGCGGCTGCGGTCATCGGCATCGCTAGGCGGCATACCGTCACTAATGCCTGTAGCCATGTGTTGTGCAATAGATTTTGATGATGTGCCAGTAGAGCCATGCACTGCCCAAAACAGCGCCCGGTACTCAACTGATTTGCCATGACAGTCTGCCGGCTGCAGGCAGGATGGGCAGCAGCCAATGCCATTAATACGCTTAACGGTGTACATGCTATTGGCTTGGTAGTTGCGGTCACATATTTTGCTCATGCTGCCCTCAATTCTGACTCTGGCACTGTGGTAATAGTTTTGTTAGTTTCAAAGCGCACTTTTACTTTATCGCCGTCTACCCAAGGTGCAGGGTATCTGGTGTAGTCTCTGACTCGCACATAGCCAACTACAATACCAACTTTAACGCGCTCAAAGCGGCTGCGCCCATTCTGATGGGTGTACTGCCAATGCACCCGGTCACCGGCTTTAAACTTAGTCATTGCCGCACTCTTTTCTGCCATTGCTCATAGTACGGTGGTGGCAGGTATATCCGCCAAGCTCTTTAGGGCAAGGCGTAAAGCTATCAAGCCAGTTTAAAAATCTATACCAAAGCTGCCAGTACCATTTGACTTGCCGGCGGTGGCAAAGCCTATGCACCCATTGGATATTTTCAGGACCGCGAGAGCCGCCGCGACTTAACGGCACTATATGGTCAGCTACCATTTCGGCTATTGGTGTTGGCTGTTTGCAGAATGCACACTTTGTCATGGGTTAGCCCTCAAATATAAAGGCATCTATTGCCTTATGGTTATGTTTGGTATCTCTGCTGGACCAGCTAAACATGTGCGTATGCTCACCATCCTCATCACCGGCTTTGCGCCACACTAGCTTTTTAAATTCTAGCTCTCTATCCTCAACCAGCAAATCATTATCAAAATAATCGCGCTGGTAGCGCCGCATCATGCGCGCCGCCTTTTTGCGGTCTTTTGTGCCAATGACTACCAGACTAAGCCTATCCTCGCCAAGAGGTATCAGCTTTGCGCTGCCCTCTACAATTTCAAACTCATGCGGCTCAAGCGGCGGACATTGCCACCAAACTTGGCTGCCTTTAGGGTGGCTAATATCGTACTCAAAGCGCTTTTGCTCTAGCTCAGTCCGCATAACCGGCAATCCTAGTATTTCGCGCAATTCATTTTTGGCATGGTTAATGCCGGCATAGTAAAAGTGGTTATGGACCATCACCTGCAGCTCATGGTAGCCCTGCTCTTTTAAGCAGCGTGTGGCGTTTTCAATACTGTTATCTGCATCATCCAGCTCTAGCGACTCAATGTATTCGCTGATAGCAGCTTTTTGCCCATCGGTCATTTTATCAAGTAAGTTGCTCATCGCTCATACACCTCATAAATATTGCTGTACCACAGCGCCTGCTTGCGCGCTGCATCTACCTTTTTGATAATTCCCTTTTTGGCTGCGCGCTTAAACACACCCCCTAATGGCTCATAGTTATCTAGCCCCCAATTTGCCGACTCTAAGAAAATAATAAGCATGTCGCTGACAATATATTTATTGTCTCGCGCTAGAGACTCAAGCAGCCGGTCTGCACCATCGCGCCATGCTTGGCTTTTACCGTCATTTGTCATGGTCACCATCCTTGTGCATTTTATCCAGTGCGCCCCTGAGCTTGCGGTTGGCTCTGGCATCAATCCGTTTTTGTAATTCCGCATTATCAACTATTAAGACCTGCACGAATGCGCCAGCCTCGCAAACTTCACCCTTGCCAAGAGGTTTGCCACAGACCATTTCAATGTGTTTGACCTTTGGCTTTTCCATTAAATTGCCTCCTCCAATTTGCACTTTTTGCAGCGCCATATTTCGTAATCGCCGGGGCGGTACATACCCTGAAATTCCATGTTATCTGTACCATGAGAGTGCGGTATCATCCGCCAAATCCACCAAAACATTATTCGTTGCCTTTCAACTTTTCATAGCACTGCAGAATAGCTATAACATCATTCTCGGCAAGCGCCTTTTCTGCTGCATCAATATCTGCATTAATAAACTGAGCGCCTATAAAGCCTGCGCCGCCCGGCAACTCTTGATATATCTTAAGTAGTTCGCGGTTGCGCTTTAGCTCTACTAATATTTCCTCGCCTACAGATGCCATTACTTACCCTCACTCTCAGACACCTTTGCTGGCGCTGGTTGGTTAAATGCTGCATCATGCTCTGCAATCGCTTGCTGCTTTTCGGCTGTGCCTATTGGTAGGCAATCACCGCTGCCGCCCTTTGTTTGTGCCGGGTCACATGGGTCTGAGTTATCACAGCCATTAGCCGGGTTGGTAGTGCGGTCAGGGTATTGGCATCCGCTGTGGTCAAATGGGGCGCTCTCAGCGGCTTTGGCAGTATTATGCTCAATGCGTACTGATAAGCCACTTAGAATGCCTGCAGTGCCAGCTATAGCTACCACAAGCAGTAGGCAGGCTAGTTTGTATTTCATTTCTTTTTGTCCTTATGGTCATTACGAGCTAGATATTTTGCAGCAGTCCATAGGTAGCTTGTGGCAAACACTATGAAAAGCCAAAGTGGTACATACCACCAATGAAATTGCATATTATTTGCCCTCCTTGGGGTAGAGCAAGCTATAGCTCTCTACATCGCGGTCTTGTGGGCGCACAATATTATCAATAATGTCGTTTACCCTACCATCAACAGCCTGCTCAAATTTTAGGGTGTCTTTTCTCTTTTCTGAGAGTCTATCAATATCCTTGCCAAATAGCTCTCTGGCAATTTGGTTTGGTGCGCGGTATCGCCTATGGTCATTAAGTATAGATGCAATGCGTTGGCGCTCAGTTTGCTGCGCTAGTCGGTATGTCCATTTTAGTAATCTAAGCATTGTCTTTTACCCCTAATATCTGAGCCGCTGTTTGCATAGCTCTTACGGTTGGTTGGATGATGACCGGCAACTGCTGATTATACAAAGCTGCACTGGCTACATTACACACCCACTCAACCTCATTGTAATAACCTTTGGCAAATAGGATGCCGGTAGTAGAGCCATTGAGCGACACTTCGCGCGCCGCTGCCGCATCCTCTAATATCTTAGGCAAATCAACTACTGACTTATTGCGGCAAGCCTGAAAGCCTGCAATACTGCCGTCTAGCAGTGGTTTTTGGTCTGGGCGCTTGTAGTCTCGTTTTGCGGCAGTTATGCCCAAGTCTACAATTTGATTTATAAATTTATCCCAATCCATTACCGCCTGCCTTTCTTTAATTGCCGGTAAGCCGCATTAAGCGCCTGTGCCTCGCCCTTTAATATTACTACTGTGCCGCGCATAGTGCTGTCTACAATAATGCCTGCATCGTACATCAGCTTGGCTAACTTATCAGCCTTGCCAAAGCCTATTTGCAATCGGCGACTCAATATAACGGCATCCACATAGCCGGTGCTTAGTGTGACCGCAACAGCCGCCCGGACCTCAGCCTTGGTGATTGGTTTTTGGATTAGTGCTTTATATGCGTTTTTCATCGCGCCCAACTTGGTTTATTAGGGTTGGCAGGTGTGGCTACAAATATCTTGTATGCCCGGCTGCAGCTTTTAACAACAATGGTCATTTCTTTTTACCTACTTTTGGTAGCTCACCAACTTCCTCATACTCTAAAACATAATCGGCAAGGTTGCCGCCAAGCACTGATTTAACTGTTTTTTCTGCGCCGCGATAGATGCGGACCACTCTAAGTAGCTTTTTATATTCAGCCTCTGGTATGTGCGATAGGTAAAGTACCACATCCTTGTACCCCGGCTTTTTATCAAATAGACCCATTTGTGTGTTGCCCTCCAATTCATTGCTCACACTGATAACCCTAGTGTATTAAAACTACCTAGAGTTTGTCAATACAATATTATCTTTTGCATTTAAATGGTGGATAACTGCTGCCGCTATCTCTGGTGTAAGTCCCTCATTAAAGCTGGTTTTAAATAGCCATTGGTTAGGCAAAAAGTCTGAGTCATCGTCAATAATTGCGTACTGCTCAACTGCCGGGTGGCGGTCTAGCCATTCCTGCACCTCAACACCCCGGTCAACAATGCCGCGCTTTTCACCACCCTGCAGGTCTTTGGTCACATCAATGTAATGGCACACCTGCGCTTTGACTGCTGCCCGGCTGTCCGGGTACATGCGCCATGTGCTGCTTAGGACCACATCACATTTGGTTTCTTTAATAATCCGCTGGACCAGCGCAACGGCTGCCGGGTCTGTGTTATTCCAAAGGCTGTTGCCTGCCTCGGCAAAGCGCCGCGAGTTACACACCCCATCAATATCTAAAAACAGTATTTTCATGCTCTTAGAATAGCAGGCGGAAAGGCAGAGCTAACAGTATAAAAAAGGCTTTAATAGTTAGGTAGGCAACGTACATGATTGCCAGTAGCGGCGCGAGTAGTAGAAATAGGATAATCATAGCTGCTGCCTCTCTTGCTCTTGGCGCTGGCGCTCAAAGTTTTTATTGCCCTCTTGCCACCAGTAATACACCGTAAAGCTATATAGTACGGCAGTGATGATAACTAGCAGCCACCACAGCCAGCGTTTCATGCTGCAGCGCCTAGCACATTCTCTTGGTAATATTGGCGCGGTGATTTGCAATTTTTCAATGCGGTAGCCATCTGCTTTTGATTTATGCCTTTTCTGTCCGCGTATTCTAGCAGGTCAACAAAGCCTGCCTGCCCATTTTTATTAATAAATTCCTGCGCTTTGCGTACCCAAAACTTTTGATATTTGCCAAATTGGTACTTTACCAGCTTGTCATGCACATATAGGCGCAAATCTGCCTGCACTTCTTTGACTTTTTCAACAAATTTATAAGTGCCGTCCTTAATCATTTTGCACATTTTGGCAAAATACCGGCTGGGGTTGTCCTTGGTTAGCGCTGTTTCAATCATGTGTAGCCACTCTGCGCCCTTATCCATGCGCTCTAATTTGATTTGAATGCTACGGTAAAACGGTAAAAAGCGCTGGTCATCTATGAGCTGCGCTGCATCCCCTAACCTCTGTAGCATGGTGTTTTTTCGTTGGTCATTAAGACTGTAAGACATTTGTACCCTCCAATTTCTTTGTCTGGACTCCAATATATCACGCCAATTAAGCAACTGCAAAATGTGCTTGTGGATAAACTGTGGGTAGATATTTGTGCAGTTCTAAATGATGAGCGCGGCAAAGCCAAAGTACCTCAAGGGGCATTGAATAATCAGGATGGTGAGCCTCTACTTTTACCTGTGTACAATCCGCAAATTCACATGGCAACTTTGTTATCCTGCCATCCTTAACCGCTTTATGCGCTAGTTTCCGGGCTGATTGTTTCATTCGTTTAGTGAGCAGTATGTAGTTACCCTGCTTATAGGGCTTGTACTGGTAGCGCTCACCTAGCTTAACCTCTTTCATGCACTCACAATACCGCACTTTTGCACAGATTTAAACTCATTTAAATATTCCGTTTCTATATAGTATGTAAAAATGTTCTAATTGAACATATCTATATAGTATGTAAAAGCCGGTAATTAACAGAGGTGACTAGCCGCGCTGGTGAGTAAGCTGGTAGACAAAGGCGCTGCGGTTTTTGATAATCCACTTAATGCGGTAAATGTGAAACTCGCGGCTGTTAAGCAATACATTGCCTGAGCGCACTGGTAGGAATTCGCCGGGCTGGTAACGATAGTAAGTATTTTTGATTGTTTGTTTTAGGTTTAACATAAGTACATATTAGCACACAATGCTCTTTTTGTCAATGCCTGTGGCTTGACATCCAACAGCATGAGCATGATAAACTCAAATGGTCTATTAATGTTTTAGGAGACAAAAAGCGAGCCGCGCTACCTACCCTACCTTGAGGCTCATGGATTATGAAACTTTTACTTACATCACTACTGACGGTATCAATTTTAGCGACACCCTCAGTAGCAGCGGCGCAATCACCACTGCCACTGTCCAAGCAGTTTGACCTTTTTAGTTTGCAGGTACTTGATAAGCCTGCCGCGCAAATTATTGTGCCACCAAAAGAAACACCCAAGCCGGTTGTAGAGCCTACAAAGCCACAGCCGGTTATTTATTCTGTGGTAGATGGTGACAACCTCAGCAAGATTGGCACAGCTCATAATGTGGAATGGCAAAGGCTGTGGGCTAAAAACACTCAGCTCACTAACCCGGACCTTATACATGTTGGTGACCAAATAACCATTCCTGAGCCGTCTGAGCAGCTATCACGCGAAATACCGGCACAAGTCCAGCTACCAACCACAACGCCCGGTGTAGCGCCTAGAGCGAGCTATGACGGCGGCAATTCGTATGACTATGGGTATTGCACTTGGTATGTAAAAAACCGCCGGGGCGCAAGCATCCCCAATGGCTTGGGTAATGCTAACACTTGGTATAGCCGGGCAGCCGGTTTTGGTATGGCTGTTGGCTCAGTGCCTAAGCCCGGTGCGGTTGGTACTACTACTCGCGGCTCACTTGGGCATGTTGTCTATGTGGAAAGCGTAAATGCTGATGGGTCTGCAAATATCTCTGAAATGAATGCACCTACATGGGGCGCTACTACTTATCGGACCGCTGGCGCTGGTGAGTTTGTATATATCTACTAACTAGCTCAGAGCCACAAATATAGCAGTTGCCCGGCTCAAGCTGGCTGTAATGCCCTGAGCATTCGTAAATTGTCATCTTGGTACAATCGCTGCCATTGGTAAGTATTCCCCTTTTAGGTCATACATCAGTTTTAGCAGCTTGTAGCGTTTGCCGTCTATAAGAATTGTCTCACCTGTTGGCACACAGACCAGCGCCGGGATGCCTTTATTGACTGATTTGTAATGCCCTCTATTGCTCATGCTGCACCATCTGGCGGCTCTGGGCGCTCAAACACTAGCAGGTTACGCATATCATGCAGCGCGGCTTTTACAGCCGGTCTAGCAAGCCGCTGCAGCCTTAGCTTTTCCTCAAGGTGTGGGTATTCATCCATGTAGGCTATGTTGTCGGTAGGCGGCTCTTTTTCCATAGTTACCTTTCAAGCTCTGGCAATTCAACTTTTTGCCCGGCTAGTTTATGTGTGCAGTCACCCAAATATTCTATAAAGCCATCGGTGATGTAGCTGTGGCATCTAAACCCTAGCCTAAACTTTTCCCATTCTGGCTTACGCTTTTCATTAGCATTAGGGTTTGGGTCTAGCCATGTAAGGTATGACGGTGTAAATGTGGGCTTATCAAAGCTGCCGTTAAATTCCCACTTAGCGGTATCAATCTGGTGGTGTTCCTCACAACCGGGGCAATAAAAAATTGCAACGCTAGAGTCTTTTACCGTTTGGAGTTTAGCCATAAGCATTAGTATAACAAACCAAAAACCCCACCAGCGCGGAGGGGTTTAATTGGCGAATTGGAGTTCTAGGCAAAAGGCTGTCTTACGACCTAAAGCCATGCCATAAACTATATCATTATGCTCTGACCACTACCACTGGTAGTTTTCTCTTTAGCAAAGCGCCGCGCGCCATAGTAAGCAAAAGCGGCTGCCTCTGTGGGGTCACTCTGAATATCCGGGTTCATACTGGCATAGCCATACATGCCATCTTTACCAATGGACCGCTTTTTAACTGTGCGAATTGAAACATTGAGGGCAGGCTGATTAAAGTGTGTGAGCTGTTTTTGCTCAATGCCGGTGTGAAAGTCTGCATAAGCCGCGCCAGCCTCTTTAGCATTAGGGGTTAGGATGCGCTTGCTTAGTTTCTTTTCGGTGCGTACTAATTCCTCTACCAAGAGCTGTGTGCCGGCTGCGCCATCAATGATTATTTTGTTTACTTTTTTCCAGCGGTTGTTATCCATCAAAAAGCGGACAATCCAGCCAGTGCCGGCGCTCATAGGCTTACGCTCTACCAGCTCAACATGCACCTTGCCATCTGGCATAAGCACACCCACTGCTAGGCTGACTGCGCTGCCGTCTGGTGCAAACTTAATGGCGTAGACCATCATTGGATGCTCAGGTAGCTCTACAGTCTTAACCGCTAGAGGTGACCACAACTCATCAGATATGGCGCGCATATTCTCTACCCCGGCTACCCATCCAAGGCGCATTTTGTTAAAGCTATCCACTGCCATTTTTTTGGACTCGCTGCGGACCGCTGCAACCATTAGGAAATAACCAAGGCTTGGGTTAGTGGCATACCATGCATCCTCATCACTAGGGTCTGTGATTGTTTCAACTGACCACTCTTGCCAACAGGTATCAGTGTCCTTGCCATCCAATATAGCGCGGCGCACTCGCAAGAATACTGTGCCGGCAGAGCCACCGCTTGGCGGAGTACCCACCCTAATAACTTGCTGGTTTTGAGACTTACCGGCTGAAATGGTAGGCAATAGCGCCTCCTGCTGTGCATCGGTTTCCTCTTGGTCCTCATCCAGCAGCAGCGTGTCATTGGTAGTACCCAAGCCGCCGGTGCGTGTTCTAGTACGAAATACACAGCGCCCACCATTCCTAAGCTCACAAAAGTCTAGGCTCTTTGGCTCATTATTAAAATCATCGGTGAGCATGTCGCGTATTTCCTCCTCAGCATCATAGAAAAAGCGCATAACGCGGCGCTTAATTTCATCTACTGTTTTGTCTGAGTGGGCTGTATAAATTAGTGCCTCACCTAAAAAGACCATGCCACCTACAATGCGAGCAATAAGCAGCTCTGACTTACCATTTTGCCGGGGTACTAATAATCCTGCCTCTGGGTTTACCCAATACCACTTGCCATCATCACCCTGCTCTACAGCCATCCACTTATACAGGACCATCTTTTGCCAAGGCTTGAGGTCAATGCCGTAATGCTCTAGTAATCGTATGACCTTATCAGCAAGCCAAATGTCACCATCCTTATAAATATCAATGCGCGGCTTTTGATTACCATAGCGTTTTTTAGGTGTTTGGCTATTAGCTTTTGGTGTGCCTTTGCTTTTGCTCTGCCTAATCATTTGCTGCCTCAATATCTTTAATGGTTACTCTAGCTGCATAACTTGTTTTGCGCCTGCCCTGCCCAGCTTTAGCCGGCTTTTTGCTGGTGTTCTTAACATCAGAGCCGGGCATACCCTCTAGTAATTGCCCAAGCATGGTAGTTTTCTTTGGACCTTGGCGCTTTTCATAATCGGCAATCTGGGTCATCACTTCCGTCAATTCACGCGCCAGAGCCGCCGTATCGCGCGCCCCTGCGCCTTTTTCTAGTTTTTCGGCTATCTTATCGCGTGTGGCTTGCAAAACGCCTAGGCGGTCATTAGCAAGCGCCATAGCCACAATGCCTTTGCCGTCTTTGGTCTTTGGACCAAGCAGCGCGGATTGGTGAATCTTGGCAATGCGCTGTGGGTTACTGATAATGTCATGCCACATGCGGAGGGCGCTGTATGCCTCTGCATCTAGCATGTCCTGCCCAATCTTTACCAGTAGGCGTATGTGGCTAGCCGGAAAGCTCTTAAAGTAATTAAGCCAGTGGTCATAGTCTGGCTGCTTGGTAATTTTAATCTTAAGCTGTTGCTCATTGTAGACCTCACACAGCGCTTTGAATTCATCAATGCCTAGGCTATAAAACCGCTTTTCAAACATCGCCTGCGTAAATGCTGGCTTTGCCGGTTTCTTTTTTTGGGCAACTTTTTTACTCGCCTTTTTTGGCACAGCCTTTTTAACCACCACTGGCTTTGCCGGGAGTTTCTTATTTTTAATTACCTCTTTGATAGGGGTAGGCTCATCACTTGCCTTGCGCTGTTTTGGCATGGTAGTAATTGCCTATTCGGTTGGTGACTCTGATAGCTCAAAGTGATGCCCACAGTTTGGGCATGTTACCTCATGGGCTTTGTAATCGCCCTTATCAGCTTTATCATCATCGCCGCCGGTACTAAATTTAAAGTCCGCGCCCCACTCATCAAGCTCATCCATATCCCACTCATTGGCTAGAATGTCGCTATCCCAATCACCGCTATGGGCATTGTCTTTAATGATAAACTCGCGCTTTTTAGCCTCTGTGAGACCAAACACTTGCTTAACGCGCACATCCTCATACTGCAATTCCTCTAGGGCATAGGTGCGCTTATCGCCAGCTAGAATAAGCAGGTTTTCATCAACAACAATTTCCCTGATGTCTTTCATCTCAGGAAATTCTTGCAGCGATTTGACCAGCTCTTTATGCTTTTTTGATTTTATATAGCGAGGATTTTTACTGTTATGGACCAAGCTAGATAGCTTGACCACATGTATTTTTACCTCAAACTCTTGCTTGCCCATAATTCGCCTCCTCCTTTATTGACCGGGTAGTACCCGTATGCGACTCTGGTTAGTTTGTGGTGTAATTATAACATAAGGGTTACTGTACAATATAAGTATTCAGATTGGAGGTAACAACAGCTCATGGACCGTACACCAAAAAAGCCCTGCAAGCATTGTGGGCTTATGGGGCATTTCGCATATGCCTGCTACCAAAACCCAAAACGCGCGCTCAAACAGCTCAAGCGCACTGAGATAAAGCGCTCTACAAAGCCTATTAATAAAGTGGGTAAACAAACCAAGCAATGGTTTATAACTCGCGCCACATGGATTAGGAAAAACCCACCACCAATAGAGGGCAAATATTGGATGTGCTACCTGCGTATACATCCTTGGTGTCCGGGGCGCATTGATATTGCACATCTCACTTTGGACCATGTTGTTAGCCGCACTAGGGATGTCAAACTGCGCTTTAACCAAGACAATCTAAGACCTGCCTGCATATACTGTAACGGCGAAAAAGGCAGTAAGTCACTTGACCAAGTAAAGCCCGATGCTGTATAAAATAGTTATTCACCATTCAAAACAAATAGTGACCAATTAAAAAAGAGCGCTGTGCGAGGGCGCTCTTTTTGGTTATTTTACTCTTGCAACTTCAATTTCTAGGTTCTTGAGTGGTAGGGGTTTGCCCTTTTCATCACGCGGCAAAACAATAGTTTCTGTCAGCTTTTTCTTGGCACTATCAGCATCTTTAGCATCAATAGTACCCTCACCGTTGCCGTTGTCGTGTGTGTATCTGTAGTTAAATGTTGGCATGTGTTTATTATACCCCAATAGCTACTTTTGCAAAAAGCTAGGCGCAATGCCATTGCTATCAATGTTGTCATTCTTGTGTATGTAGGTGTCAATGCTTTTAGCAACAAAGCCTACTACTGCCAGTATTACAACGCTCAAATTGACCGTTAGACCGGCTATAGTGATGCTTACATTACTAATGTCACCTGAGCTTGCCAAAGCAGTCAGAGCGACCACTACAAGCCCTAGCACACCAAACCAAAGACCACGCCCAATAGATTTTAATGTTTCTATTAGGGCTTTTTGTTTGACCTCATCCATAGCTTTACTCCTTACCCAATCTTTAATACTTGACCGGGATAAATTAGATTTGCGTTAGGAATAGCATTTAGCTGCTGTAATCGCTGCCAGCTTGTACCAAACTTGGCTGCAATACCACTTAGGCTATCGCCACTCTGAACCGTATATGTCTTTTGAGGGCTTGGTGCTGGTGCTGCTGCGCCTGAGCCGGGTACTTTCAACACTTGCCCTACATTAATCAGGTTTGGATTGGCTAGACCATTCATAGCCTGCAGAGCCTGCCATGTGGTGTTGTAGCGCTGCGCGATGCCGCTGAGGGTATCGCCACCAACTACAGTGTAAGTGCCTGCTCCGCCGCCTGCTGGCGCTGTGCTGACTGCACCACTGAGCCGCAATACCTGACCCGGATAAATCTTATTAGGGTCTGAGATACCATTGATTGCTGCAAGCATTTGGTAGGTAGTGCCATAGCGTGAGGCAATGCCACTTAATGTATCGCCGCTGCGGACCGTGTAAGTGCCTTGTGGGGCTGCTGGCTGTTCTGGTGTAGGCTGAGGCGGTTTAGCTGCACCAAAGGCGCTAGGCTGCCCATAGTTGTCTTTGAGCGCGCGGCAAAAGTCTACAGCGCCATTGAGGTCTTGACCATTGCGGTATTGGTATAGGTGGATGTCTGGGTGTACATTGCCGCCGGACCATGCATAAGTTTGCCATAGCCACTTAGCAGTATTGTTTTCCTTGCAGCGCTTGATGACCCAATAGCCAGCGTAAACGCCTACCCGGTCTAAGCCAATAACATCAGCACAGCCGCGCAAGTATTCATCAATAACGCCTTGGTCACCCTCTGGCGCATCGTAATCAACTGCAAAGTAAATTGGCATACCACTTGGCAAGCCTAGAGCTACTAGAGCAGCCTGAGCCGTCTTAGCATCTGACTGACCTGCAGCGCGCCCCTCTTTTGCGCGAGCCGCGTAACTTTCATAGACTACAGGCACTTCAACACCATTGGCTGTAAGGTCTGCTAATTCGCTTGCATCAAGCCCTTTTCCACCTTGCCCATCAGGGTAAAGATAACGCACAGCAAAATGTTTGCCTGCTGCTTTTAATGTCGCTCCGCCGGGTCTTGCCCAACTGTAATCAACTCCCTCAAGTGTCATATGCCTACTCCAATCTTAGTTACCATATATGCTGATTATAACACAACCACTTACCAAGGATTTGAAAGCGGCACAGGGTTTACTACCTGCTGATGTGCATAATCCTCAGTCATTCTAGCGCCCTTTTTTCGGTTGCAGCGATGATGTGTAAGCTGCAGGTTTTCAAGCGCATAGAGCTGCCCACCGCGCGACCTAGGCACAATATGGTCTACCTCTACAGCAAGTGGCGTATTCTTTGGCGCGTCTAGGTCAATGGGCTTGTGACATATCGCACATATAGCATCAAGGCTGGCAATGGCGCGCCGGCGCGCTGCCGCCCATTCAGTGCCGTTTAGCTTTTGGACAGTTGGTAATACCCCATCCATAGCCCTATACCATGTAGGCTTGTAATTCTAGTGGTGAGCCTGTTGCATCAGCATAGAATAGACCAGCAGTACCAATATCCATTTTGCCATTTACTTTGTAGGTGTGTGAGCCGGCAGATGGTGCAGGTATGATGATTTGGAATGTGCCGCCTAAGCCGGGGTTTTTAAAGCCATGATAGTAACGCTGGTAAATGGTAGACCCCTCCATAAGCCGGATTTCGCCGCGCTCTGTGCCGCCGCTACCCTGTGCTTGTGAGTATGACAATACAAGTAGTAAGTCACGACCACCGCTAGGCACTGTTACAGTCACTGAAATAATATCTGCATAGCTGGTATTTAGGTTTACGGTAGAGGTAACCTGTGCCTTGCCAATCTTGATTGCGGTAGTTGCCAGCTTTACGGCAGTAACCGCATTATCAGCAATCATGGCAGTAGTTAGCCAACCAACAAGAGACTGCAGGTATG